CGAGTCAAGGCGGCGGAAGGTACGCTCTCCCTAGACGAGATGAAAGAGGCCATTCGCGCCCTTCGGTCTGACCGAATGGGAGCTGGTGCGCAAGCGCAGAAAGCCGCCGCGACGCGGAAGAAAGCGGTTGCGGAAATCCCTTCGGTCGATGATATGCTCGCCGACTTGGGCTAAGAATGCAAAGGTGCGTACTGCCTACCAGTGCGAATGAGAGGGAGAAGGAAGATGAAAGTTAAAGCGTGGGTGGTAGCAAGCTGGAGTGCATACTCCAAGGAGTTCGTATTCAGCGTGATAGGTTACGAGCCGAGCAGGACGACTGACGTCATAGTCGTGGATGTGCAGGAGATTGAAGTTCCTGACCATCCACCAGCACGTCTCACTGCTCAGTGGGTGCAAAAGCTGCGAGAGTTGAAGTCCATCCAGCTAGCTGAACACGGGATGGAAGAAAAGAGGATGGAAGAAAAGATTCAGTCCTTCCCTGCGCTGGAGAATCTAGAATGAAGACCCCATTTCCAGAGGTACTTGACTCAACCACAATGGCGGCGTTCAAGAGCTGTCCACGCAAAGCTCAGCTCGAAAGTTTTCAGCATTGGAAATTGAAAGACCAGTCGGTGCATCTCCATGCTGGCGCCGCGTATGCCTCAGGCATCGAAGCCGCGAGGCGAGCCTTCTACATCGACAAGATTGACGTCGATACTGCAGTGGCCATCGGAGTCGGCAAGCTTCTCGAATCCTACGGCGACACGTTCATCGTGCCAGAAGGGAGTGCGAAGTCGGCAGACCGGATGGCAGGTGCGCTTGAGTTCTACTTCCACGCGTATCCGATGGAGACTGATAGGGCAGTACCGATGACTCTCCCTGACGGAAGCAGAGGGATTGAGTTCAACTTCCTTGAGCCGTTGGACATCCTGCATCCAGTTACGGGGAATCCCCTTCTCTACTCAGGCCGCATGGACATGATGTGCGACTTCGACGGGATGAAGCTTGGCGAGGATGACAAGACGACGAGCCAGCTCGGCGCCAGTTGGCCGCGACAGTGGGACTTGCGAAGCCAATTCACCGGCTATGTCTGGGGTGCACAGCGGGCAGGGATTAAGCTCGACGGGTTCCTTGTTCGCGGCGTGAGCATTCTGAAGACCAAGTACGACACGATGGAAGCGATTACTTATCGCCCCCAGTGGATGATTGACAGGTGGTACGAGCAGCTTCTGCGGGATATTAAGCGCATGATTCAAAGCTGGGAGAGTGGGTACTTCGACTTCAATCTCGACCACGCTTGTGCCGAGTATGGCGGCTGTCCGTTCAGGTCCGTCTGTCAGATGCGTGACCCAACGGCGATTCTGAATCAGCAGTTTGAACGCAGACGCTGGGACCCAGTAATGCGGACCGAGACGAAGCTGAAAGAGGAGGTGACAGAATGAGCGCGACACAGGCAGAGTACAGCGGCGGGACGTGGACAGAGGCAGCTTACAACGTCGACTACACAGCAAAGTGCACCTTCATCGACGAAAAGCAGACGCACGATTCGCCAGCAGTCCACGAGGTCGAGGACTTGGTCATCACGATAACAAAGGTGACGGATTCCAAAGACCGCGAGATTGAGCTGACGTCGACATTTCTTCAGAATATCCGCGATAACCTCGACGAAGATGAAGTGATTGCACAACTTACCGAGGCGGCAAGTGACGCATGATGGGGTCTCGGAAGCTATATACTTCGAAGCGGAACAGCTGGTCGGTACGCGGCAGCAATACTCCTGTGGGTTCTCCGACGTGGGAGGAAGCGTGTCAGCTTACTGGCCGAACACCGCCTACTTCTGCGGTTCCTGCGGGGAGCTTTGGGGCAGGATGGTATATAGTCACGCCTTTGACTACCGTCCAGTTCCTACCGCCTCTTGGGTTGTGGAGGCAAGACGTTGCGTGGGCTGCGGAGATGGGCAACTCCTCGTCGGGCATGATGTGCTAGATGGGTGTAATAAAGAGCTTTTATTGCGAGAGTTTCTCGCGCTTTTACAAGGAGTTAGATAATGGCAGCTGATGTAAAAACACTAATGGGGCCGAAGGTTTGCCTCATGGGACTGGGAGGAACGGGGAAGACCTACGCTCTCGGTACACTGGTAGACTGGGCAGAGAAGAATGAATTTGAAGTCGCCATTCTCTTCACCGAGAATTCTCTCGAAACTTTCCTCGGCTATTACAGGGATAAAGACAAGCCCGTTCCACCAAACGTCTACTGGCACCAGCAGACCACGAAGCCTATCAGTCTCAAGACTCTCATTCGAGCCGCCGACAACGTGGGGAAGCTGAGTTACAAAGCACTCGCCGATTCAGTCGATTCAGACCGAGGCGGCGAGAACAACGCATTCTGGAAGATTCTCGGCTCATGCGCCGACTTCAAGGATGACCGGACGGGCAAAAGCTTGGGCCCGATTGACGCATTTCCACTGAAGCGCATCTTCGTAATGGACTCTCTCACTGAGACAGGCAACGCCGCCATGAAGATGCAGATAGGTTCCCGCCCGATGGCTTCGCCAGGCGATTACGGCGTAGCTCAATCCAACCTCATGAACTTCCTTCGCCTCCTCACCCAAGGCATGGAGTGTCCGTTCGTCATGACTGCCCACGTGGACAGGGAAGTCGACGGAGTTACCCAGCAGACGAAGATTATGATTAAGGCAATCGGGAAAGCGCTGGCCACGGAAATCCCAACACTCTTCTCCGAGATGATTTACACGGTGAGAGAAGGAGGGAATTGGTACTGGGATACCGCGCAGTTCGGCGTAGACGTAAAGACGCGAAGCCTCGGGTACAAGAGTAAAATCGAACCGAACTTCGCACTTATATTTGACCTTTGGAAGAAACGGAGTGGGCTATGAAAGCAATCAAGACACAAATCGACCAGCTTAGCATCACCTTCACCGCAGGGGAATTGGTCAACCTCAAGAACCTCCTAATCAATCCCATTCAGGGGGAGACGCCTCAGCAAGCTATCCTCCGGCAGGACTTGGTGTTGAAGATGGCCGAGTTACTAGCATGAGCAAGCGTTCCCGTACCCTATTAACTCTCTCTGTCACCCTCCCTCTGCCGACGACGGAAACGCAAGCCGCCTTCATCACGCGGCTAACCCAGTTCCTCGTAAATCAGTTCGGGCATGAGGTTTTGGTGAAGATGCTGAAAAGAGAAGTGACTTACCTGTAACGCGCTTGTATTATGACTTCATAACCCGCGCGAGTAATGATGTAGTAGCGTTGTCAGACGCCTTCTGACACTTTAAAAAGGAGAAGTAGAATCATGGCTACAAACGAACAGCAATTCAATTCCGCCTTCGACCCATCCGTGTTTCTGGATGCTCAGACAACCGAGGTCAACGAGAAGCGCCCCAACCTGCCGACCGAGAATCCTGAGAACGCGAACGGCCTCTACTTGGCAGTGATTGGTGAAATCAAGGCCGACACCGGCATGATTGGCAAGGGTGACCGCGCTGGTCAGCCGTGGGTTTCGATGATTATCCCGTTGAAGATTCAGGTTCCTGCCAACGTGCAAGCGCTCGGCATTCCGCCGGAAATCACCCTGACTGACCGCGCATTCCTCGACCTGACGCCTCAAGGCGGCGTGGATAACTCGAAGGGGAAGAATCGCGCTCAGCGCAACTACCGCGACGCGACAGGCACGAATGTTCCAGGCGAGCCGTTTGCATGGCGTATGCTGACTGGTCGGACTGTTATGGTCAAGGTCGCGCACGAGTTGTACGAAGGTAACTTGCAAGAGAAGCCGGCGCAGATTCTGCCAGCTTAAGCTTTAAAACGGGGAGGTCAGCACGACTCCCTATTTCTTCGTGCAACTGAGGACTCAAGATGAATACAGTAGATATAGCAAGCATAATAATTGCACCGAATAGACAGAGGAAAATCTTCGACGAAGCTAAGCTCCACGAGTTTGCAGATTCAATCTCCCGCAGAGGGCTGCTTCACCCAATCATACTCCGACTCACTGAGGAGCAGGAATTCATCCTCGTAGCGGGAGAGCGGCGGCTTCGGGCAGTCAGCGACCTCGCTGCCCTTGGCCAGGAAATACTCCATGACCTAAGCGCTGTCCCCCTTGGCCACATCCCTTACACCCTTCTAACTGAACTTGACCCGCTTGCTGCAGAGGAGGCAGAACTAGATGAAAACCTACAACGGATTGACCTCAGCTGGAGTGAAAGGGCCGCCGCCGTTGCACGCCTCTATAGCTTTCGAGTTAAGCAAGCCGAAGCCTCTGGCTCGCCTCTCCCTACTACAGCGGCTATTGCAGAAGAGACCCGTGGCTCTGGCGAAGGAATCCACCAGAATCTTACTCGAAATGAACTCATGGTCAGCCGGCATCTGGATAAGCCAGAGGTCAGGAACGCGAAGAGCCTCGACGAGGCTGTTAAGATACTGAAGAAAGCTGAGACGGTAGAGAAGCATAAGGCACTTGGCGTACTCGTCGGAAAGACTTTCTCGGCTGATTCACACACGGCTCTGAATGAGGACTCACTGGAATACATGCGCCAGTCGCCGGCCGGTCGGTTCTCAGTCGTTCTAACCGACCCGCCTTACGGGATGGGGGCCGATGAATTCGGGGATGCTGCTGGTATGCGTACAGTCGAGCATGGCTATGTAGATTCAGAGGAGAACGCGCTTCGTTGCTACTCTGTCCTCGCAACCGAGAGCTTCCGCATCACCACCGAGCAGGCGCATCTCTACGTCTTCTGCGACCCAGAACGCTTCCTCATCATCAGAGAAATGTTCGCCGCCGCCGGCTGGACTTGCTTCCGCACCCCTCTCATCTGGTATAAGAAACACGGCGCTCGTGCCCCTTGGCCACAGGAAGGGCCGCAGAGGAAGTACGAAACAATCC